GGCGTGTTTGCTTTTTAGACACAAAATTTTACTTAAATAAACCCTGATTTATAAGGATAATTTAACTATGGCTTACAAACCTTCAGAAATGACAGCATCCCAGATACAAACAGAACTTGGTATAGATGGGCGAAAATTAGGTCAATATTTGGCAAGAATAAAGCCAATAAAAGAGAGAGGTAAGTTTCAATATTACTTATTACAGGATGTTATTGATCAAATATACAAAAAGCCAGGTAAAGTAATACCTATTGATGAATTGAAAAAAAAGAAACTCCAGGCTGAGGCAGAATTAGTTGAATTAGAATTAGAAAAAGAAAAAGGTAGTTTAGTTCCTGTTAAAGATATTCAAAGGCAATGGGCTAATTTAGTTTTATCATGCAAAACAAAAATATTATCTATTCCAACTAAACTAGCTCCAATCATGGCAACAGAAAATGACATAAATGTTTGTAAAAACATTTTGGACAAAAGTATAAATGAGGCTTTATCAGAATTAAGTAAAGGAGAGGACATTGAACCAGTTGAAGATAACAAACCAACTACAGATGCTAAGTCTAAAGGCAATGAAGGAGTTCCAACCATCAGAGCCATTGAATATAAGCCAGTTCGCAAACAAGTATAGATACCTATCTGCTGAGGCAAGTTCAGAACCAGGTAAATATTATGTTGAAAGAGCATGGTATCAAAAAGAGATGATGGATGCAGTTAATGATCCAACAGTAAAACAAGTAGTTTTAAAGTGCTCATCTCAAATAGGTAAAACTGAAATATTACTAAATATTTTGTTATACTATATTGCTCATGAACCATCACCAATATTGTATGTGATGCCAACTTTACAAATGGCTCAGGCATTATCAAAAGACAGAATAGCTCCCATGATCAGAGACAATCCAATATTGATGAATCTATTTGGAGATCCAAAATCAAAAGATGGTGACAATGCAATATTACATAAAAGATTTAATGGTGGTCATTTAACAATTTGTGGAGCCAACAGCTCCAGCTCATTATCCTCAAGACCAGTAAGAATTATTCTTTTAGATGAAGTTTCAAGATACCCACATTCTGCTGGATCAGAAGGAGATCCAGTAAACCTGGCTATCAAAAGATCTCAAACATTTTGGAATAGTAAAGTTATAATGGTTTCAACTCCAACTATCAAAGGTGCATGTAGAATAGACAATGCTTTTGAGACATCAGATAAAAGATTTTTTAAAGTACCATGTCCAGATTGTGGTCAATTCCAAATCATGAAATGGAAGAATGTTAGATGGGATAAAGACAAACCAGAAACTGCTGAATATTGTTGTGAGCATTGTGGATCTCTATGGAATGATCCAAAAAGATGGAAAGCTGTTAGGAAAGGTTTTTATGAATCTACAGCAGAATTTAATGGTGTAGCTGGATTTCATATATCGGAGCTCTATTCATCCTGGAGCAGATTATCTAATATGGCAACAGCCTTCCTGGAGGCTAAGAAATTTCCTGATCAATTAAAAACATTTATCAACTTATCATTAGGTGAAACCTGGGAGGATAAAGGAGATAGTTTAGATGAAAATGAGCTTTTATCTAAAAGAGAGGATTTTGATAAAGATACAGTTCCAGAAGATGTTTTATTAATTACTGCTGGAGTGGATGTCCAGGACACATCATTACATATTACTTATTTAGGATATACCAAAAATGAAATAATACATGTTATCCATCATGAAGTTTTAAATGGAGATCCATCTACCAATATGCTTTGGATGAGTTTAGATAAACAGCTCAATCAAGTATTTACTAGAAAAGATGGCAAAAGAATAAAAGTTGCATCTGCATGTATTGATAGTGGAGGACACTTTACTCAATCAGTTTATGCTTATTGTAAAAATAGATTTACAAGAAGATTTTTTGCAATAAAAGGAGTTAGTGGAGATAGAGCAATATTTCCTAAAAGACCAAGTTTAAATAATACTGCTAGAATACCATTATTTTTAATTGGAGTGGATTCAGCAAAAGATGTCATCTTTAACCGAGTTAGGAGGGAGGGATTGATCAAGTTTTCCAATTCACTTGATCAGGATTATTTTTCTGAGTTGATCTCAGAAAGGGTAGTAACTCGGTTTAGACAGGGAGCTCCAGTGAGAGTTTATGAGAGGACTAGAAGGCACAATGAGGCTTTGGATTGCTTTGTTTATGCTTTTGCTAGTTTCCATGGACTCAATCCAAATTTTAAGGCTATTGAGTTTAATATAAACAAGCAAAGAAATGAAGAAGAAAATAAAAATGAAACTAGACCAAGGCAAAAAACAATTGTAAGGAATAATTTTATAAATTCATGGGATAAATAAAAAAAAATGGCAAACATATTAACAGAACCTTTATCAGATTTTCCAGAACAAATTAGAGCTGGTGATACAGTAAAGGTTAAAAGATCTGATATTGGAACTGATTATCCTAACTCAACTTTTACTGCAAAATTTCAAGCTAGAGGTTTAGGTACAAAATCAAACACAATATCTATAACTGCAACAGCAGATGGTTCTGATTATTTATTTACTTTTACTGCATCTGCAAGTGCAAGTTTTTCAGTTGATGATTATAAATTTATTGTAACTGTTGAATCCGGATCAGACAGAGTTACAGTAGATGAAGGAACAATTAAAATTTTACCAGATTTACCAAGTTCAAATACAGAGCAAAGAAGTCATGCTCAAATAGTTTTAGATAAAATTGAAACATTATTAGAGGGTAAAGCTGACAGTGATGTTGCAAATTATTCTATAAATAACAGATCTCTTACAAAAATGTCACCTGATGAATTACTAAAATGGAGAGATTATTATAAAGCAGAAGTTTTAAGAGACAAAAGAATTGAAAGAGCTAAGTCAGGACAAGGCTCTGGAAATAGAGTATTGGTGAGATTTTAATTATGGCTTGGTACGATAGATTTTTCAAAAGACAAAAATTGAATAAAAGAAGATATGAAGGAGCTCTTATTGACAGATTAAGAAATGACTTTGTGGGCTCAACTCAAAGTGCAGATTCAGAAATAAGATATTCAATAAGAAAATTAAGAGATAGATGTAGAGACTTACATAGAAATAATGCTTATGTAAAAAGATATGTAAATTTATTAAAAACAAATATTATTGGATCTATGGGTATCAAACTCCAGGCTCAAGTTATTGACCAGGATAAAACTCCAGACTTTGTAGCTAATGCACAAATAGAAAGAAACTTTAACGATTGGAGTAAAAAAGGAATTTGTACTGCTGATGGTAGATCTTCATTTTTAGATATTCAAAAATTAGTTATAGAAAATTTAGCAATAGATGGAGAAGTGTTAATACAGATCTTACCAAATGCTAAAAATGATTTTGGTTTTGCAATTAATGTAATTGATATTGATTATTTAGATGAAGAAAAAAATGAAACATTAGGCAATGGTAATGAAATAAGAATGGGTGTTGAGATGGATAAAAACAGAAAACCAGTTGCTTATCATGTTTTTACAAAACATCCCTATGATTATAATTTTTCTGCATCATTAAGAAGGGAAACTGTAAGAATATTAGCAGATAATATTGTTCATATTTATATCCAGGAAAGACCATACCAATCAAGAGGTGTTCCATTCTTATCACCAGTAATAACTCAATTAAAACAATTAGCTGGATATTTAGAATCTGAATTAGTAGCATCAAGAGTATCAGCTAGTAAAATGGGTTTCTTTACTTCACCTGATGGAGAAGGTTATACAGGAGATGGAGAATCTACAGATAAAAATAATAGATTGATGAATGTTGAGCCTGGTACATTTGAACAATTACCAAGTGGAGTAGATTTTAAAACATTCGATCCAAATCATCCAACACAACAATTTGAGGCTTTTATAAAAACAATATTAAGACAAGTAGCTAGTGGATTGAATGTTCCATATAATGAATTGGCTAACGACTTAGAAGGAGTTAGCTATTCATCATTGAGACAATCAGTTTTAGAAGCAAGAGAATATTATAAATACATGCAAAGGTTTTTAGCTCAACATTTATTAGAGCCAGTTTATTTAAAATGGTTAGAGATGGCTATCATGAAAAATAAATTAAATTTACCAATGACTAAATTTGACAAGTTTACTAGAGTTAGATTTGTAGGTAAAGGCTTTAGCTGGATAGATCCACAAAGAGAAGCTCAAGCAAATGTATTATTATTAAAAAATGGATTAATTAGTGTTCAAGATGTTCAACAAAACTATGGTAGAGATACTGAAGATCTATACTCTCAATTACAATCTGAGAAAAATCTAAGAGATAATTTTGAGATCTCAGTTGCTTATGAACCTTATGGAGAAAAATCTGAGGAAAATATAAAAACACCTGAGGATAAAGATGGCGACTGATTTTCCAAAAAAAGGTGATGATAAAAAAGTATCTTTAAGAAATTCTGAATATGAAATATTTCCATTAGAATTTGCTCAAAATGTAAAAGAACAAACTCCAGAAATATGGAAAGCTGGAGGTAACATTGAAGGCAATAGATCTTTTAGAATTTTAGAAGATCATATTGAAAATGGTACTTATACTGAAACAGTTATAGATAAAATCAAAGAGAGGGAGTCCTGGACAGCTAGACATGAAAAAGATGGATCTCAATTTGTAAGTGGCAAATTATCACCTAATTTATCTAATGTTGCTGGAGTAGTCGCATTAATGAAATGGTTATCTGTAAACCCAGATTTAGGAGTTCAAGGAATGAAAGATGTTATTCTGGAGCTCACAAAAAAATTAGAAGGTAAAAAATCAAGACAAGTTTCTGGAGCAGTTGCTAAAGGAATTAAAAACAAAGTTGACCAACATAATGAAGATGTTAAGGATTCAAAGAAGAAGTGGAATCCAAGATCTACTGTTGCAAAAGCAACAAAAGTTTTTGAGAGAGGGATTGGTGCTTATAAAACTAATCCAGGTTCAGTTAGACCCAATGTAAGCTCTCCAGAACAGTGGGCTTTTGCGAGATTAAATTCGTGGCATTTTGCTTTGAAGAATGGAAGATTTCAAGGTGGTAAACATGATACTGATTTATTACCAGAAGGTCATCCAGAAAAAACAGTTAAGGAAAAAAAGTTTATGGAAAAAGTAGAAAAAAGACACATACAAAAAATTGAGGAAGATGAAAATTCAATTACTATTAAATTCGGTAAATCAGAAAATTATGAAGGAATGGAAAGAGAAGGTCATGATGATGAAAAAGATAAAGGAATGCATGATGATAAAGAAGATAAAGGAATGCATGATGATGACCAAAAAGAAAAAGGAGCCCATGAAGATGATGAACAAAAAAATTACCACATGGATAAAGATAAAGAAAAATCAATGCATGATGATGATGAAGAGGATGAAGATAAAGATAAAAAATCTATGCATGATGATAAAGAAAAAGATAGATCAGAAAATGTAAACAGATTATTTAGATCTGCGTTTTTAAATAAAAGAAAAGTAGATGAAAAAAAAAGAACAGCAGAATTTTCTTTTATGTCAGACGAACCAGTAGAGAGAGATTTTGGAATTGAGAGTATAGATGTAACTAAAACTGATATGAGCTTTGTAAGTAGTGGCAGAGCTCCATTGCTTTTAGATCATGATACAAAAGCTCAAATAGGTGTCATTGAAAAGGCTGAAATTGTTGATGGCAAAGGGAGAGCCATTGCTAGATTCGGAAAATCTCAGTTAGCAAACGAGGTCTTTGAAGATGTCAAATCAGGTATCAGACAGAATATTTCTGTTGGGTATCTAATTAAAGAAATGTCTAAAGTAGAAGATGAAAACGAAGAAGAATCTCTTGGAAGGGATTTTTTCAGAGTTGGAATCAAACCTTTAGAAATTTCAATGGTGTCGGTTCCAGCAGATACAACTGTGGGAATTGGCAGATCTTTAAATCAAACAACAACAATAACTGTAAAAGGAGATGCTATGGAAAAAGCAAAAACTGAAGTTACTGAACAAGTTGTAAACAAAGATCAAATTCAAAAAACTGAGATGACAAGAATTAGAGAGATCAGTGCTATCGGTAAGAAACATAACTTACAAGATTTAGCTGATTCATCTGTAAGAGATGGACATTCAGTTGCTGAATTTAAAGGTCTTGTTTTAGACAAAATCGGTAATTCAAAACCTTTAGATACTGATCCAAATGAAGTTGGATTAAGTGCTAAAGAAAATAGAAGATACTCTATTGCCAATGGTATTAGAGCATCATTATCAAATGATTGGTCTAAAGCTGGTTTTGAAAGAGAAGTTTCTCAAGAAATTGAAAAACAATCTGGAAGAACTGCTAGAGGATTTTTCGTACCTGGTGATGTATTCAAAAGAGATTTAACTCAAGGAACAGCTACTGCTGGAGGACATGTGACTCCAGATGTACATAGAGGAGATCTTTTTATTGATGCACTTAGAGACACATCAGTAGTTCAACAAGCTGGAGCTACTGTATTCAGAGGTCTAAAAGGTGATATTAAAATCCCAAGACTAACAACTAAAGGAACTGTAGGTTTCGTTGCTGAAAACTCTGCAACATCAGAAACAAACCAGGCTTTTGATCAAGTAACTATGACTGAAAGAACTCTAGGTGGATTTGTGGACTTATCAAGAGTCTTAATAAACAATTCAGATCCATCAATTGAGCAGATTGTTAGAAACGACATGACTCAGCAAATTGGTCTTAAAATAGACGAAGTTGCATTCGAGGGTGGAGGATCTAACGAACCAACTGGAATAATCCAAACTGGAAGTTTACCAACAGTTGCTATCGGAACTAATGGTGGTGCAATAACTTATGATGCAACAATTGATCTTATCAAAGAAGTTGCTAAAAATAGTGCTCTTAGAGGAGGACTAGGTTATGTTGCAACTCCAGAGGTAATATATCAGATGAGAAAAACTCCAAAAGTTTCATCAACTGATTCAGTAATGATTATGGATAATGCAGACCAATTAAATGGTTACAGAGTCTACCAATCATCACAATTGCCTAAAGATTTAACTAAAGGTTCATTGTCAGGAACAGCTCATGCTATGTTATTCGGTAATTTCCAAGACTTATTAATTGGTTATTACTCAGGATTAGATGTATTAGTTGATCCATTCACTGGCTCAAGTGCTGGAACAGTAAGATTAAATTTCTTTACTGGAATGGATGTAGCAGTAAGACACATCAATAGTTTTTCTGCAATCTTAGACATTGACGAAACAGCGTAATCATCAACTCGAATCTAGGAGCCGATACCTTTTTCGGCTCCTGGACAAATAAAACATGAAACAATTGGATTTAGGTAAAACTAGCTCAAGAATGAATAGAGCTATTGGACTTAAAAAAAGCTCATTAAAAATTATTAAAAGAAAAAACAAAAATAAAAAAAATGGATCTCCCAAACCAAATAATCATAAAGGGTAAAAAATGGGAGCTCATACCTTTAAAAAAAGATAATCCAGAAACTAATAAAATTGATGGTGAGGCAGATCTTGATAAGAAAAAAATCAAGCTTAATGTAGATTTAGATCATGATCAATTGTTAATCACAATCATACATGAATTATTACATGTAATTTTTTACAATAATAGGTTAAAACTAAAACTAAGAACTGAGGAAAAATATGTAGATATTTTTTCAAAAGATCTGGTAAAAATATTGCAAAATAAAAAAAATAAAAAATTAAATAATTTTATAAAGGATTTATTATAATGGCAGTTGAAGATGGAGATATAAGATCTATTTATTTTAACACTGATGAATTTGGAGTTACTGCTAGTGTTACTCCATCAGGAGGAAGTGCATCTACAATTAATGTTATTTTTGATAAACCAGATGAAACACTAGGATTAGGAGAGGCTGGAATTACATCTCACAGACCAAGAATAACTTGTAGATCTTCTGATATATCATCTTTAGCTCATGGTGATTCGGTAGTGGTTAATTCAACAAATTATACAATTGCAGAAATTTTAAAAGATGGAACTGGTATTACAGAAATATTCCTGGAGACAGCATAATGGCACATCAAAGAAAAACAATCAGAGACCAGGTTATAACTTATTTAACAGGATTAACTACTACAGGATCCAATGTATTTAATTCTAGAGTTTATCCAAATGAACAATCAAAATTACCATTATTGAATGTTTATACATTATCAGAGAGCTCAGAACTTGATGCTATAGGCAGATTATTAAGATCTATAGATTTAGTAGTAGAGGGATTTGCAAGTGCTAACTCAAGTATTGAAAACACATTAGATACTATATCAAAAGAGGTAGAGGAGGCTTTAGCTGTTGATAGTACCTTAAATGGCACATGCAAAAATCATTTTATTAGCTCAACTGAGGTTACTTTAGCTAATGAAGGCAGTTTACCCATTGGAGTGGTTCGGATGGTATTTACTGTTCAATACAGAACCACACAATCAGATGTAGAGGCATTAATTTAAACTTGACCAATACATCTAAAACATTAAAGGAGAGAGTATGGCAACAGTAAGTGGAAATTTAGGTGTAGTAAAAGTAGGTGGCAACCAAGTCGCTGAGATCAAATCTTTTGATATTACTGAAACAGATAATATCATTGAAGATACAGGAATGGGTGATAGCTTTAAATCTTTTGTCTCTGGAATTAAAGAGGCAACAGGAACTATAACTTGTCATTTTGATAGAACAGATTCTACAGGGCAAGAGGCTATGTTAGTTGGAGCAAATGTAACATTAGATTTATTTCCAGAAGGTGGACAATCTGGTGAGAGACAAATACAAGCAAGTGTAGTAATAACTTCAGTTGGTGTATCTCAAACTATCAATGAAATTGTTGAAAGATCTTTTGGTTTTCAAGCAACTGGTGGTGTTACTCATTCAACTGTTTCATAATAATTTATGTCAGTAATTGATAAAGCTATTCAACATTTTGCATTACAAGATTCAAAAACAATTCATGTTCCAGAATGGAATACTGCATTTATTGTAAAACCTTTAAATCTTGATGAACAAAGAAGATTATGGGAAAAATCAAAAGTTAATGAGATTGAGGCATTAGTAGATCTTATAGTTATGAAATGCGAAACCGAAAATGGTAATAAAGCATTCAAATTAGAAGATAGAAAAAAACTACTTACCGAATGTGATCCAGTTGTTATCTCTAGGTTAGCAAAAGAAATAACAGGAGACACATCTATAGCCGAGGAAAAAAAAACTTAAAAAAAGACCAAAATCTATTCAACGAATATCAATTAGCAGAATTACTACATAAATCAGTTTATGAAATTAAATTGATGTCAGTAAAAGAATATAATGGATGGATTGCTTATTTTAATATAAAAGATGAAAGAGATAGGTTAAAAAAGCATGGCAAGTAAAGGTTTAAAATTTACAATATCAGCAGTTGACAGAACTAAAGCTGTATTCAAAGGAGTCGGTAGATCTGTAAAAGGATTATCTAGTGCTGTATTTAGTTTGAAGGGAGCTCTAGTAGGACTTGGAGGAGCTGTTGTTATTAGATCTATTGCTAGAACTAATGCTAAATTTGAAGATCTAAGATCTGGACTTGCATCAGTATTTGGATCTGTAGAAAAAGGAAATGCAAAATTTAGAGAAATATCTGATTTTGCAACTAGGACTCAGTTTAGTGTTGAAGATTTAACAAAATCATTTATTCAATTAAAAGGTGCTGGAATAGAACCTACAGAAAAATTACTTACAACATTTACAGATACATCTGCATCAGCAGTTGATGGTTTAGGTGTATTTGAAGCATTAACAAGAGTTTTTGCTAGATCAGTTGGTGGTGGTTTAGGATTAGAAGAACTTAATCAAATATCAGATAGAGGTATTGATGTTTTTGGAATGCTAAGAGCAGAAATGGGTTTAGCAAGAGATGAAATATCTGAATTTGGTAAAACAACAGAAGGTGCTAGACAAATTACTGAGGCTTTAACAAGAGCTTTAGATAAAAGATTTGGTGGAGCTACTCAAAAAAGATTAAATAATTTAAGTGTTGCATTTTCTAATTTTGGAATTGCATTGAGTAACTTTCAAGACATAGTTGGAGAATCAGGTTTTGGACAATCTTTAAAAAATGTAACAAACACTTTAACAGAGGCAATATCAGATAGTGATGGTTTAGCTAAAGCAATTGGTAGAGTTTTAGCTAGTGTATTTAATAAAATTGATGATGGATTAAAAGCATTTAGAGAAACAGGATTAGATAATTTAAAAGAATTTTTTATCAAAGCTACATTGTTGACAGAGGCATTTGTAAATAATTTTAAAGGTGGTTTAGAATCTGTTGCTAATGCTTTTATAGATATAAGAAATGCTTTGGTATTTTTTAAAGAAGATTTAAAACCAATATCAATTGCTAAATCAGATTTTTCATCTTTAGTAGAATTTATAAAACAAATTGGTTTTGAATCTGAAAAAACAGGAGCTATATTTGTTGATAGATTTGCAAAAAATTTAAACAAAGGTTTGAAACAAAATAACGAAAAATTTAAAGAATTAGCATCAAGATTAAAAAGATTACAAGATGCTAGTAAAGAATTTGGAACTACTATTGCAACTGGTTTTGAGGATGCAGTATTTGAGGCAAAAAAATTATCAGATGCTATTAGACAGATTGGTCAAGATATTATTAGATTAACATTTAGAAAAGCTATTACAGATCCATTAGCTGAGACTTTAGGTGGAGCTATTAAAACTGGTATTGGATCAATTATTGGTGGAGTAACTGGTAAAGCTGGAGGTGGATCAGTTCAAGCTGGTAAACCTTATCTTGTAGGTGAGAGAGGGATGGAGCTCATGGTTCCAGGTAGATCAGGAACAATAATTCCTAATAATGCTCTTGGTGGATCTGTTACTGTAAATCAAACTTTAAATATAATGCCATCTGTGAATGATTCGGTAAGAGCTGAAATATTTAATGCTCTACCATTAATCAGAGAACAATCTGTCCAGGCTGTTATTGAGGCAAGATCAAGAGGTGGTATAATGACTAAAGCAATGGGATTAAAATAATGACAACTTTAACTATACCAAAACAAACTGATTTTAGATCTGCCTCTTTTGGCTTAGAAGAAAATACAGAAACTTTTATTTCTCCAATTTCTAATTCAATTCAAACATTGGCAAGAACTGGTGGTAGATGGTATTTGAATATAACTTATTCACCATTAAAAAGAGCTGATGCTCAAGTAGTAATAGCTTTTTTAACTAAGCTCAGAGGTAGAGTAAATTCATTAAATGGTTTTGATCCAAATGCTACATCTCCATTAGGAACAATTGCTGGATCAACATTATTAGTTAATGGTGCAAGTCAAACAGGAAATAGTTTAATATGTGATGGAGCTCAGGCATCAACTACAGTTTTAAAAGCTGGAGATTATTTTGAAGTAAACTCTGAATTAAAAATGGTTACTGATGATGCAACATCAGATTCATCAGGTGATGTAACAATTAATTTTTCACCAAGCCTAAGATCTTCACCATCTGATAATGCAAGTATTACTACAACTAATCCAAAATGTGAGATGAAATTAGTTGACGATAATGTTACCTGGGGTCAAAGTATTGGTGATGTTTACAGCATTTCATTTTCTGCAATAGAGGTATTCTAAATGAGTAAAACTTTAGTAACAGCCAACTCAAATGTGTTGGATGATTCTGTTATCATTCCAGTTCATTTTATTAAAATAGAATATACATCTGGAACTTTATATTTAAACACATCTGATAGAGATATTGTTTTTGATAGCAATACTTATGTAGGTGGATCTGGAATAGCTAATATATCATCCATAGAGGAATCCCAGGAGCTCCAGGCGAGTGGGATCCAATTAACAGTTTCTGGAGTTTCAAGTTCAAATGTATCAATAGCTTTAACAGAAAATTTTAAAAATAAAGATGCAACATTATTTTTAGGATTTTTAAACACTGCCAATTATACATTACATGCAGATCCATTTATTATTTTTAAAGGAAAAGTAGATACACAAAATGTGCAAATAGATGGGGAGACAGCAACTATAGTTATCGAAATAGAAAATAGATTGATAGATTGGGAGAGACAAAGAATAAGCAGATATACAAATAATGATCAGTTACAAAAATTTAGTGGTGATGTTGGATTAGAATTTATTCAGCAATTAGTAGAAAAAGAATTATTTTGGGGAGTTGAAAATTAATGGGATTTTTTAGTGGAATAGCATCTTTTATAACTTCAGCAGTTAAATCTGTTGCTAAAACAGTTGCAGTAAATACAGCTAAAAGAGGTGGTATAAAAGGATTGTTTACAATGGGATTAAAGCAGTTTGCTGTTTCATTTATAGCAACTGCTATATTTTCTTTTGCTTATAAAAAACTTGCTGGAAAACCAAAAGAACCAACATTAGGTGGTTTTGATTCAGAAGTAGTTAATAGATCTACATTAGTAAGATCTCCAATATCAGCAAGACAATTAGTTTATGGTGAGGTGAAAAAATCAGGAACTTTATTATATGCTAGCACAACATCAACAACATCGACATCTGATAATAAATTTTTACATTTAGTAATTGGTCTAGCTAGTCATGAATTGCAATCTATTGATAAAGTTTTTTTCAATGATGTTGCAATAACTCTTAGCTCCGATCTTGATGGTTCTGGAAATGTAAACACTGGAACTTATAATGGCAAAGCTAGAATCAAGACCAAACTCGGAACTGCTGATCAAACAGCAGATTCCGATTTGGTTTCAGAAGATAGTAATATAACTTCTAATCACAGATTTAGAGGCATAGCTTATATTTATGTAAGATTAGAATTTGATGCAGATATATATCCAAATGGCATTCCAAATATATCAGCTTTAGTTAAAGGTAAAAAATTATTAGACTTTAGAACATCAAATACAGCATATTCTACAAATCCAGCTTTAGTTGTTTTTGATTATTTAACATCATCTGATGGGATGGGAGCTAGTGCATCAGAGATTGATACAACATCCTTTACAAGCTCAGCAAATGATTGTGAAGATTCTATAACATTAAAAGACTCATCAACACAAAATAGATATGAATGTCATGGTGTAGTTTCATTAGATAAAAAACCAATTGAAATTATTGAAGATATTTTATCAAGCTGTGTTGGAACTTTAACTTATGAACAAGGTAAATTTGTTTTAAAAGTTGGTAAAGCAAGATCTTCAGTAAAAGCAATAACAGAGGATGATTTAGCTGGCGAAATATCTGTTAGAGCAAAACCAAAAAGACAAGATATTTATAACCAGGTCAAAGGAGTTTTTGCAGATGAAGATAATAATTATGTAGCAACTGATTTTCCAGTTCAAGAAAATACTACATTTCAAACAAATGATGGTGAGACTATATCAAGAGAAATACAATTAAATTATACAACTAACATAGCAATGGCTGAGAGAATAGCTTTGATATTATTAAATCAATCAAGACAAATGATTTCGGTTAATATGATCTGTAAACCAACATTGATTAATTTATCTGTTGGAGATGTGGTTACACTTACAATCAGTAAATTAGGATTTTCATCTAAAGAATTTTTAATAACTTCATATACATTAAATGAAAATTTAACAGTGAGCTTAACTCTCCAGGAGTATAGCTCAACTGTTTATGATTATAATAGTTCATCAAATCAAACAACTATTACATCATCTAATAATATAAATTTACCATCAGCATTTACAGTTCAAGCTCCAACAACTTTGGTATTAAATGATCAATTAAGAATATCTAATGAAGGAATTTTAGTTAATGTTCTTACTGTATCTGCAACTGAAAGTGATAATGCTTTTGTTGGCAGATATGAATGTCAATTTAAGAAATCAACAGATTCTACATTTATTGACATAGGTATTGGAACCCAGCCATCATTTGAAATAGTTGGAGTTCAACAGGGTATAACTTATGATGTAAAAATTAGAGCAATATCTAGTATTGGAGTAAAAAGTTCTTTTTTATCTGGACAACACACTGTAGTTGGTGAGTCTGATCCACCATCAGATGTTGAAGATTTTTCTTGTAATATTCTTGGACAAGAGGCTCATTTATCTTGGACAGCAGTACCAGATTTGGATTTAGCATTTTATCAAATAAGATTTTCTGAAAAAACTGATGGAACTGCTGATTGGCAAGACTCAGTTAATTTAGTTACAAAACTTTCAAGACCAGGTACATCAGTTGTAGTTCCGAGTAGAGCTGGAACCTATCTTATAAAAAGTGTTGATAAAAGTAATAACTTTAGCTCAAATGCTACAGCTATAATTTCTAATGTTGCAAGTGTTACAAATTTTAATGCAGTTGCAACACAATCGGAACATCCAAATTTTTTAGGAACATTAACAAATACTGTAGTTACAGATAATTCAATCATATTAGATTCATCAGAATTATTTGATTCAGCATCAGGAAACTTTGATGATGAAACAACTAGATTTTTTGATTCTGGTGTAGCTAATGCAGATTTTTTTGCTAGTGGTAATTATGAATTTGCAGATGTTATTGATATTGGAGCTAAACATACAGTAAGAATAACTGCATCATTAAGTCAAACATCAGATAATCCAGATGATCTTTTTGACAATAGATCTGGATTGTTTGATTCTGCTAGTTCAAATTTTGATGGTGATACACCAGCCAATTGTGATGCACATTTAGAAATAGCAACTTCAGATGATAATTCAATTTTTACATCATTTCAAAACTTTGTTATTGGAAATTACACAGCTAGATATTATAAATTTAGAGTTGTACTCACTTCATCTGATCTAGCCTCAACTCCAGTTGTTTCAGCAGTTACTGTAACCTTAGATATGGAAGATAGAATTTTCAGTGAAGATAATTTAACAAGTGGTGTTGGAACTGTTACAGTGGCATTTCCGAGTCCATTTAAAACTACAAATTATGCTCTTGGGGTTACAATGGAAGATGCAAATTCTGGAGATTTTTTCCAGATTAGCAACAAAACTGTCAATGGCTTTGACTTGCTTTTTAAAAATTCAAGTGGCACAAATATATCAAGGCAATTTGATTATATTGCTAAGGGATTTTAACTTGACCAAATGGAGTTTTCAAATACATAAATAAATATGGCACAACATGATTTTAATATAGCAAATGCGAGTTTTCCAACTGTAAGATCCGATATTAACAATGTTCTTACTGCAATCAATACAACACAATTAGGTACATCTGCTCCATCATCAGCAGTGCAAGGAACATTATGGATAGACTCAGGAACATCAGGAGTTTTAAAATTAAAATTAAATGATGGTACAGATAACATAGAATTGTTACAAGTTAATATATCAACAAATGCTGTTTCCAGTAATATGTCAGTTACAGGAACAATAGCAGAAACAGATCCTAATGCTTTGCCATTAGCAATAGCTTTAGGATAAGGAGAATAAATGGCAAATACTTTTAAGGTAAAAACAAATGGTGCAATGCCAGCAAGTTCTGGAACTCCACTTACACTTTACACAGTTCCATCATCTACAACAACAGTAGTTATTGGATTAACACTTTGTAATATTCACACTTCAGCTGTAACTGCTGATGTTCAATTAGTATCAGACACTTCAGATACAGAAACAAACGAAACAGTTTTATTAATTAAAGATGTCACTATTCCAGCTGGGTCATCTTTAGAACTTTTAACAGGTGGTAAAGTTGTTCTTCAGACAACTGATATATTAAAAATAGATTGTTCAGTATCAGCTAAAATAGACGCAACATTATCAATCCTAGAAATAACATAGGAGTAATCAATGCCTTACATTGGACAAGCACCAGCAAACAAACCTGTAAGTTCTTCTGATTTAGAAGATGGATTAATTACAAATTCAAAACTAGCACAGGATATTATTTCAGCAGAAACAGAATTAGCAACTGCACCAGCAGATACAGATGAATTTTTAATAAGTGATGCTGGAACTCTTAAAAGAATAGATGCAAGTTTAGTAGGTGGTGGTGGTATAACTAACGCACAAGAATTTTTATTAACATCTAATAAAGCTGGTACAAATTCCACAGCAAATTATATAACTTCAAATATTTCAGAAAATGCAACTGCATCTTATGGTGCTATTGGTTCAAATGTTTCTCAATCAAGTGGAGTATTTTCTTTTAGTGCAACAGGAATTTATTTAGTCACTTTTGAAATTACAGGATTAACAGGTTCAACAGATGATTTTGATTGTTCTATTGATATTACAACTAACAACTCTACTTATACATCAAGAGCAAGAAAATTCTTTAATCCTAGAACCTCTGAACCAAATCAATTTCAAGGCACAATACAAACAATTGTTGATGTTACAGATACATCTAATGTAAAACTTAAATTTAATATTTCATCTACAAACCCTTGTTCAAGTTCAGTTGAATTTTATGGGAGTTCAACTGATATTATGACAGGGTTTAGGTTTATAAGATTAGGAGATACATAAGATGTCATACATAGGTCGTACTCCCATCACAGGCAATTTCGTCAAATTAGACTCAATTAGTGTAGTTAATGGTCAAGCTAGTTATACTATGAATAATGGTGGTTCTGCTTTTACAGATTATGAAAATGTAAATCAATTTTTAGTTTCATTAAATGGTATTCTTCAAGCACCAACAGATTCATTTACAGTTTCAGGAAGCACACTTACATTTGCATCAAACTTAGCAACAGGCGATGTTATTGACTTTGTTATCGTTTTGGGGTCAACACTAGACATCGGTACTCCCTCTGATGCTACTGTCACACAAGCTAAAACAAACTTTGTATCAACATCATCATCTGCTGGATTACAAATAAAAGGCGATGGCACAACTGATGGAACTTTACAATTAAACTGTTCTCAAAATTCACATGGTGTTAAAATTGCATCTCCAGCACACTCTGCTGGTCAATCATATAAATTAATTTTACCAACAGGAAATGTCACAGCAGATAGATTTTTAAAAGTAGATTCTGTATCAGGTTCAGGAACAACAGGAATAGGACAATTATCTTTTGCTGAAGCTGGTGGTGGCGATATGGTAAAAATATCAACATCTGCTTTATCAGGTGCTAGTTCTTGGTATAGTGATAGTTTAGATTCAACTTATTTTGCTTAT